ATTCTGTAGTAAACGTTTGATTGTGAGTCTAAACGACCAGAACCTTGTGTAGTACCTTCTGCGAATGGATTTGCTACCATGCCGTAACGAGTCTTGAATCCAATTTTTGGTTGGAATGTATACTGGTCAACTGCACGAACCATTTGTAATGGAACGTATGGGCAATAGAACAAACCAGCGTCATAAGGAGAAGAACCCTTATAGCCAACTGTTACCAATTCTTGGTTAGATGTATAACCACCAAAATATGGATCAATATAAACCTTGATACGACCATGTAACATACCAGCAAATGTATTGCCTGTGTCGTCAACTTGCAAGTCAGCTTGTAGAGCTGGTGTGTATGATAATACGCCTGCCATAGCCATTGCAGAAGCAACGTCTGAAGAAACGATTAACACGTTACCTTTACCTCTACGAGTTTGTTTTGCAATAACGTTTGCATCACGTTCGATTTGGAAAATCAAGCCTTTGAAACGTTCAACTGACCAACGACCGTTTGAGTCTGTGTCTAAGTCGAAGAAACCAGGAGTTGTAACACCGTATTGTGCACCCAACTTAGCGTTGTTGTAAATTGTACGGATAACTTCACGGTTAATTTCAGCTAGAATTTCTGTAGACANAATGTTAGACAATTCTGTTTCAGCATCCAAACCATGGATTGCTTTCAAGTCTTGTGCTAATTCTAATGAGTATTCAGCTTTCAACGCACGGGATTGAGCAGTTACAGTAACTTTCTCAATTGTGAACGCCATTTGCTGGAATGCTGTGTTAGAATCAGAACCCAAGTATTCAGCAATNCTTGTTGGCATTGCAATACCAGTTGTTGTGTTAGCAGAAACTTGGTTTTGGAAGTTTGTGCCTGTATCTGTTGCAGCTGTACCAGTGAAACCGTATGGGTTAGCAACTGATGTTACACCAGAGAACGCTGTGTTTGCTTCGTTATAGAAAGCTTCTGTGTATCCTGATGCATTTGGAGTACCTTGGCCTGTATAACGTGCACGCATTGCGAAAAATCAAACCTGTTGGACCTGTCATTGGTTGAACACCAGCAACATCATACGCAATCAAGTTTGGTAATGAACGGCGAACCAAACTGATTAAGATTGGATCAAAGTTACTTACACCGCCAGTAACGTTAGTTGGACCAACATCTGACGTTTCGTTCAATGCTTGGCGGTCTGCCTTCATTGCTTGTTGTTGATTTTCCAAAACAAGTGCTGTAACAGCTTTCTTGTATGGGTCTTTAATGGCTTCTAACTCTGGGTGTTCCAGAACTGGTGCCCATTTTGCTTGTAATTCTTCAGTCATGTACATAGTTTTTAACTCCTTGTTTTAATTGGTAAGTTTATTTATTATTTTACCAAAGTCTGTGAAATGGTCTTTGCGTATTGTGCAATTGAAGGGTCGACAGAAACGGATTTCTTGTCTTCTTCAATCTCAACACCTTCGTTCAGAGTAGATGTGTCAGCAACTGTAACGTCAACTTGGAAATAAGATTCTCTTAGTACGTCTAGTTTACCAACAAATTCTTCTTCAGTAGTAAATTCCACACCTTCTGCAAGTGTTTTTAATTTTTCTACTTGAGTCTGAGTTAGGCCTTCACACGCTGCGTAGATAGCCTCAATTTTTTGGTGTTCGTTTAATGCTTGTTTTAAAGCAACTGAATCATTGATAGATTCATTTAATTCGGATTCCAAAGATTCAACTTTAGTCATCAATTCTTCCACAACGTTTACTTGTTCGTCAGGAATGTTGATGTAGTGTTCTTTGAATAATTTGTGTAGGTCTGTCATAAAGTCTTCTACGATTTCAGACTTCAAACCGTTGTCTACTGCCAATTGGTTTTCTTCAATCCATTGTTCTACCATGTAGTTCAAATATGCATCTACTTTTTCTGCCAATTCGTTCTTAACTTGTTCGATAGCTTCTTCAAATTGTTCTGTCAATTGTTCTTCAACAGCTTCTGTGATTGCTTCGATACGAGAAGAAACAGCAGCTTCAAAAATTGTAGTAGCTTTAGTTTTGAATTCTTCTGATAGGTTTTCGCCTTCTAGTAACGCATTAACGTCATCGGAGAAATCTAAAGATTCACCATATGATTGAAAATGTGCGCCTGGATTAGATTGCATTGTTTGTTTTGCTTTTGGACTTGCAACACGGTCACGAATTGAATCGTATTGGTTTGCANCTGTTTGTGCTGGGTGCATAATGTCTTTACGTCCCATTGTTTCTTGTGGTTGACCTTGTGGCTTAGATGCACCAACTCCNTTTGGTTGTGTGCCAACAGGTGGTGTTGCGCCAGGTGGTGTTGCTGATGGTGTACCTTTCAAGTAATCTGGTAGTTCATCATCCATTTTTTGTGGATTGTGACCTACAATACCTGCATCGTGTGTACCATATGCTGCAGATGTTGGTAACTTGTCATCACCAACTTCACCTTTAGGGTGTTTGTCGGAACCACGTTGACCACGTTTCTGTGCAATGTTTGCATCGAAAGTTTCTTTTGAGCCTTCTAGTAATTGCTTAGCGGCGTCTGTTAGTTTTCCCATTTTGAAAATCTCCTTGATTCTATGTTAAGATATTTATTATTTTAAAGTTTTCTGATGAAGTTTTCAAAGATACTTAGACTAACTGCCTCAATATCTTTAGATGATGCACGGCGAATTTGACGGATAGATTGCTCTTGGTCTGCTTCGGTCCATACTCCATTAACTAACATCCATTCTTTGCCTTCCATAATACCTTGTACAAAAGCACCAGGTGCAGAAGGGTCTGCTACAATATCTGCCGCTGTGGCTAGATAAAAATCGTCTTGAACAATGTTAACACCATTAACATTCTTCAATGATCCCATACCTCTTGATGATACACCAAGTTGACCACCACCTTCGATTAAACTTCTAGCGATGTTACCCATTGGTGTGTCAAGAATTTTGGCCTTACCAATCCATTGGTTACCGTCTTCTTTTAATCCTACAATCATGTGTGATACACGGTCAAGGTTAATAGATGGTGTATCTGGATGTCCCAATTCACCAAAAGCACGGTTCTTGTTGACATATTCCTCAGAATATCTTGCAACTTCTTTTTTCATGGTGTCGTATTCATATAGACGGCCATTTTTATTTTTTCTTTCTGATACTAGAAAAGGTCCTTCAATGAACAAGGATTTCTTACCATCTTTTTCTTCGGTAATGTATTGTACTGTTTCTACTACTTCTTTAATTAGTTTCATGGAGTTACCCCATATGGTTTATAGTTAAATGCGGCTGGATCATTGAACTGGCCACGTTGATAGTATGCATTATCTTTGCGCAATTCTACAAATAATGTATATGCACAGTTAGCCGTTAAACCAAACGTTTGTACACCAATATCACCTGTGGCATTTTGTGCGTTGTTTCTAATTGATACCATACCTTGGTCTTCTGAATATTGACCACATAGATCCATATTCATGATTGGTGTACCGCCTGCTGTGTTGGCTGTTGTCCAATACAACTCTACATAACCTTTTTGTTGTGATGCAATGTTATAACCAACTCTAGACACAGTTAATCCGTAAAAAGGCAGTGCAACATTACTTGCACCAGGATAACCTAAAGGTAATCCGTCTGTACCTAATGCACCGTACAATGTGTTGGCTTGAATACGTGCCACATTGTTTTCTTGGCCTGTGCCATCAAAATTGGCGGTTAATTTAATAACTACTTTTTGAGTAGTATCTTTTAAAATTTCGTATGTATAATTGTTTGCCATTACGGTGTAACTCCATATGGTTTATAGTTGAACGCTGCAGGATCGTTGAACTGACCACGTTGGTACATTGCATTGTTCTTACGCAAAGATAAAATTATTGTATAAGAGGCATTAGCTACAACACCAATTGTTTGAATACCAATATCTCCGTTGCCAGCTGTGTTAATATTTGGAATGCCCGTATTGTTTAAAATAGAGGGTAATTGCTCACCTAAACCGAATTCACCATCACCGTTCAAGTGGAAAATGGTTGATGAGTTGGCGTATGAAGATGCCATATTGCCTGTATTGTTACCTGACCAGAATATTTCTACACCACCAACACTGTTTGTTGGGAAGTTTACATAATATTTTACACCAGTAAGTTGTAGGTCATAATATGGTAATGGTGTGTTTGCAAATACTGATGTTGTGTTTGCTAACAAATAACCATTAGTTGCTAAAGCATTGTTCAATGTATTAGCTTGTATTCTGGATACATTCATTTCGTTAGAAGAGCCATCAAACACTCCAGTTATTTTAATAACCGTGTCTGTTGTCGTGTCTCTTAATATTTGCGATGTAAATTTATTTGCCATTTTTTTACTTTATATTTTTATTTACAAAATCAACCACTCTATTAAAATCTGATACACTTTTGACAGCCATTTCAGCAAAGAGTTTTTTATTTTCTTTATCTAAATGATTGTCATAGACTTCTAATATAGATTTTGCGGTATGTACACTGACATTTTTCCAGTTACCGTCTTCTAACATTATTGATTTTTTACAATTGTTATCAACAATGTCTTTAAGTTCCGTAATAATGTCATATGATAATTCTTCAAATTCCTCACTAATAGTTGCAGATAAATTACCTCCACTACCGTAAGTGATTGTTACATATTTATTAATCTTATCCGCAAAGTATAATGCTACTTTTTGTTTGTTGCCAATTTGTCTGATTGTTTTTCTTCTCAGGACTAGAACAGCAGGGGGATCCGATTCTTTGGCCTCAACTAAAACACCTCTAATATCCTCATAATCTAAAGCTTCCAATAGAGATTCCTCCTGTATTTCTACAGGAGGTTCTACTTTCTTAACCTTAAAATCGTTAAATGATTTCATTTATTTTAATTTACAGGGCCATCTAGGTGTTCAAATTCTTCTGTTGCAAATTCGTCTTCATCTTCTGTTTGTGGTTCTGCCAAAGCAAAGCTTTGTTCTGGTGCCAAGAAGGATTGTGCTAATTCAACTTTTCTTTCTGAGAATTTATCAGCAACCCGGTCATGGATTTCTGCGTATAGTGCATCACGAAATGCTTTACCATCATCATCGTATGCAAAATCAATTATATTTCTTGTTGAGTAATCTGACATTTTGTTCTCCTATAATATTCGTTTAAGTCTATCAAATGATTTTTCTTCATTCTTTGTTTTTGATTTAGTTTCTGTTTGAGCTTCTTGTGCCGCTAAATCTTCTGGATGAGTAGGTTGTTGTGGAATATCACTCATCATTTGTTGCTGANCAATTTGATTCGATACCGCAACTGGTAAACCTAGGCCTGCGGCCTTTTCTTCTTCAATTTCTTCTTGCATCAATTTGATTTCATCATCATTCATATGTAAGACATTTCTTTGCACCCATGCTTGTGAGAAATAAGTACCAACATATGCATCCAACTCTGATAACAATGAAACTCTTTCTCTAACCAACTCAGCATCTTTTAATTCTGAAAAGTTATTGTCTTTGGCAAAATCATACTGAATGTTTTCTTTGAATAATTTCCATTCATCATCAGTACAAATACCTTTCATTACGCATTGTACACGTAATGCTTGGTCAAAGATTTCAGCAAATTTATTGCGTAATCTATCTACAAACTTGGCAAACTTCAATTCATCTCTAGTGATTTCATTAACTTTACCTAAAGAGAATCCTTGTTGTTCTGGATTCAAACGAGAAACTGGTACACACAAGGATTTGTATAGTTTCTTTTCAAAGTACTTAACGTCNTCGAGTTCGCCTAGGTTTTGGCCACCAGGCAATGTAGTAATCTCTGTGCCTTTACCACCTTCTCTACGTGGTAACCAAAAGTCTTCCATCATTGATAAGAACTTGCGGTCATCTCTAACTTCACCTGTGTTGGCATCATATACCAACTTGTTCTTATACTTAACCATAATGTCACGTAGGTATTGTTCAGCCTTCAATTTAGGCAAGTTACCAACGTCAATATAGAATATACGTCTTTCTGGTGCACGAGATATGCGGTAGATAACTGTCGCATCTTCAATCATACGTAATTGGTTCAAAGGCTTAATTGCTTTGTGAATGTATGATAATACAACTGCACGGCGTGAATCCATGAGTCCTGAGACAATGGATAGAATAGAGTCTACCGTGATACGAATACCAACAGGACCAAAACTGGAAGACGATCCAGTAGTTACCTTGTCATTGAATATATAATACTCATTGACAGTATCCATAATCTCTACACCGGTACGTTCGTCCTTACGTTTCTTGATCTCACGAATTTTACGTAGCTTACGTGGATCAACGTATCTCAATTCTTTGATACCTGCTGTTGGGTTTTCTTTGTCTATAATTACGTGGTAAAATAATCGACCATCAACATAATACCTACGGAATATATCATGCGCCATGTTTTTATAGTTTAATAGGCGTAAAACTGTATTGAATTCTTCTTTGATTGCTTTTTTAATTTTTTCTGGTTGGTCTAAATCATCCAGAATAATTTGTGTAATGTTGCCGTCTTTATCTTCACAAATGGCTTCATTAACAATATCATCAATTGCACCTTCAATCTCTGGTTGCATTGACATTTCACGATATCTAGAAATAAGTTCTACTTCATTTTTGGCAGTACCGTCCAGGTCAACNTATGTACCATAATATGCTGCCGAAGTAATCGTGAGTGCACCATCCTCATTCGCTGGAGGTGAAAACGATTGTTGGACTTTCTTATCTTCTTCGTCTTTTTCACGAGAGATTGTAAAGCCGAACAGACTAAATTTATTGTTTGGTGTCATATTATTTAAATTTCAAGTTCACAAAAAACATAAAGGAGAACCCGAAGGTTCTCCAGTATAACATTAAGAAGTGGTATTTGATTCCCAGTATTGATAAGCAAATGTTACGGAATATTCTTCGATCGTATCATTTGAACCCCAATCCAAATCAATAGGTGCTAAATCAGTAGGAAACATACCCACAAATGTATAATCCTTCAACGTATCTCCTGCTTTGCCATATTGTGTTACCTTGGCATCTGTAGAGTATTGTGTAGAATTAATAGCAGNTGCGGACCTTACGTTACCTGCGTTACTATTTAATGAGTTCATCCAGTCTTCGATTGCATTTCTGATTAAGAAATCTTCATCGTTGATGATAGTCAATGTCCAGTCTGCAAATGTTCTGTTACCAACAAACTTAACCTCACGGCCGAAGTATTGTAGTGGTACAGTACCAATTGTAGAACCTGGTAGTTGCGNTGTCTTTGCCATAAACGTAATTTTCTGACCCGCTGCGGAGCCATTTGCTACGATTGTAGGCAAAGCCATTGTAACTGTAAACAAATTTGGACGGGCACCATCGCCCGTTAGATTTGCTTTAAATTCTGCTATGTTAAAAGCCATTGTTTTCTCCTTATTGGTTTATTTATTAGACTGCACCAACAACTGTTGAGAAGTCAACACCAGTACCAACGGCAACAAAGTTCAATTGGATAAAGTTAATTGAACGAGCAGGCTTGATATAGATGTCACCAACGAATTGGTTAGAATCAATAACTTGTGCTGTGTTGTTCGTCTTATCGCAAACCACTTTGAAGTCTGTAATACCACGGCGACCTTGTATCTCACGTAAGAATGGAGTGACTAGGGCAACAAACTGAGCACGAGTAAAATCATCATTGAATTCGAACAATGAGTATTTAGCAGCTTGTGAAATTGCTTTCTCTAGTACGATGAACAATCTACGTACATTGATACGGTCAAAAGCGGATGGTTTTGCTTGTAGTGTTTTATCACCAAACAGAACAATACCGTTACCAGGGAATGAAACAACTGGGTTTACACCTGCGGCATATAGAGTATCTCTGAATGTCTTGGCAGGGTTCCATGCCAACTTGATAGCGTTCTTGATATTGCCACGGTTTAGACCAGCTGGTGACCACCATGGATCTCTTACTTGGTCTGTATATGCACATAGACCAGCAATGTCACCATTCAATGGAATCCAACGATATACATTGTTGTACTTGTCGAACATATATTTCCAACCAGAATCAACAACAGCATAAGAAGTACTTCTTGCCAATGTACCTAACCAGGTAACAATGTTAGCGGCTTCAGAACCTGCCTGGTTAACAACTGATGTTTGTGGAGGAGATAAGAACGCTACACAATCTGCACGATAGTTAGCAACGTTGTCAATAACATATTGTTGTATGGTAGTGTCATAACCACCAGTCAATACTAGGGAAATGTCAACATATTCTTTATTAGCAAACAAAGAATAACCAGTTTGAACAGTTGCATCTGTACCAACATCATCAGAACCACCAGATAATGTTATTGTTGTTGCACCTGTATATGTTCTTGCAAATGTCGTACCCGATGTACCTGCAATACCTGCGGCTGTTTGGCCCCATGTTGTGTGCGTGTTGGAATAATCAACCGGATCAATAGCATAAACATATTGTGAATTGTTATACAAGTATTGTTTGTAGTACATAGATTCGTTATTCATCACAGCATCAGATGCCTTAGATACGAATGGCCATACTTCTAGAATAGTACCTTTAACACCAGTGAAAAAACCGGATGCATCAGAAACAACAATGTGGAATTCATCGTTTGTGCCACCTAATGTAGAAACATATGTTGATGTTCCTGGTGCTGATGTTACAACTTGGTTCCAGTTTCTTGTAATACCACCAGTAGTAAATGTGGCCGTATTGAAGATTTGTGTGTTACTTGAGTCGAATACGTCAACTTGAATTGAGTTGCCTAAAGCACCTGCATATCTTGCAACGAATGAACCGTAAGCATTACCTGCACCGTACTGTATAAATCCATCAGCAAACATTACATCTTTGTTTGCAATTTGAATAGGCGCACCAGTCGTATTTGCTTGAGCGGTATGGTCATTTGCACCAATTGTACGTACAACATTTAGATTATTACCATATGCTAAGAAACTAGAGCAAGTAAAGAATTGAATATATGAGTTAGAATCTGGTCCTGCGCCACCAGTAAAACTGTTAGTTAAACTTATTTCGTCCGGAATTTGTACGATTT